CCGGCTAAATGGGAGGCCACTAGAGGCGTCTGGTTGCCCACAGGGACCACGTCCCGCAAGGAGGTCGTTGCTTGCCAGCCGGTGCTCCGCCGCGCGGTTTCGCTCGGTTGGCCCGCCTCTAAGAAGGCTGCTTGGGCCAACGAAGATCTCAGGCTTGACATTTTGCTTGCAGCTAAGCCCGGCTTGGTTTGCAGATCTGCTACCAAGAACGAACCCGGTCTCAAGCGCAGGGCACTGCGTGCCGCTGACGACTGCAGCTACCTGGTTGCCGCCTATGCCTCGGGAGGCATAGAGAAGAGGTACAAGGAAGGAGGAGCTGTCATGCCCAGAGGCCTAAGGATGTTCAAGAAACTACTTTGGCTGCACGCGCATGCACAGGCTACATGCTCTGTGTTGACTACAGCGACTTCAACATGACACACCAAGTCAGTTCTCGCTCGCTTCTCAGCTCGTTGATCGCCGAGGCCTACAAGGAGAAGCATCAGCCGCATGCGGCTGCTGCCGCTGCTTGGATGGCTGCTGCTCACTGGAACCACACCGTGGACGGAACCCGCGTGATGAGAGGCCTCTCTTCCGGTGAACGCGACACTGCCAGAGACAACACTATGTTGCACACAGCATACGCCCGAATGGCTTCCCTCGCCATTGGTCCCCAGGGTCAAGAGTTCGAGAGGGCTTTCTTCAGGTGTTGCGGCGATGACGAGGTGGCCATTGGGCTGCCTTGGGCTGTGGCTGTGTCGTATGTGCTTGAGCTTGAAGCGCAAGGCCACGCCATACAGATGCGGAAAATAATGTTGGCCGAAGAAGCTTGCGAATTCCTCCAGTACAACATGTTTAGAGATGGCCGCATGCCACAGCAGCCACTATGTCCTGCAATCATTAATGCCGTTTCTGGCTCTTGGTACAAGTCAGCCGCTTACGACAAAGCGACGATAGCCACACAAGCTGCTGGGGCCTTCTCTGGGTTGATACGACGCGGAGTACAGCGTGATGTGGCACAGAAGCTGTGCATATCTTGCTGCAGTTGGCTTGCGTCTGACATGCCGTGGAGGACGCAACTGGCAGCTACCGATCTCTTCGGGAGACAAAAAGACAAGCCCCACATATCAACCAACGTGTCCTCCCACGAGGTGACACAAGTTGTGCCACAGTCTAGGGCTGCGCGCGACTATGTTGCTTGGCTCGAGTCTCAGTACCCCAAGCTGCTTCCTACTACTGCTGAGAAGCGTGTCGTGTCAGAAGAGGTTGATCTTGGCATCTACGGTGGAGCTGTTGCTGTCATCAGAGAGACAGGGCCCGTGCCTGAGTTCCCGGACATCGACAGGATACCTGCTTTCGAGCACGGGACTGCCCCAGACGCCAGAAGCCTCTGCAGTGCTTGGCTTGCGGCTGACCTCGGCCCACGCGAAGAGCCGATAGAGCATGTGGCTTATTCCTGTGGGTTGCCGACTGCACTGATTAAAAAACTGGGGCTCCCGGCAGTGCTCAGGGCGATACCAAACCACTTGCGTGCCAGGCTCAACACACACACTTCTGTCAGCCTACCAGTCAAAAGCGGTTTCAGGCACTTGCTGCCTGGCGCTCTAGAAAGTGCCTTTGTCTAAGATCCTCATCCAGAAT